TCTTCTTCCCAGCACAATGCGCCTTCTGTGAAAACCCCTTGGGGTTGTCGCAATCAATCGACGCTTTGTACTTTTTTGACCATGTCATTTATAGCCACCACCTGCGGCTTTGTAACGCTTGGCCATTAGCTGAGCCTTACGAGCTGACCACTGGCCTGCACCTGTACCCTGTACTGCGGCGGCTTTAACGCTGTTAAAAATCCGTTTACGTAAACCGGGCTTGGTGTAATTGCCAGCTTCGTTTACTTTAGATTTTACTTTCCCACCCTCTTTGTACTGGGTGAAGTCGGTGTCATCCCGCCGGGCTTTCTTGACGCCCTTGGGCATTTTAGAGGGGGAGATGTCTCCCATACCACGGCTGGCCATCATGATTACACCATCTTTCCGCGTGTCTTACCTTTGATGCAGCAACCATCGGCACGTTTAGAAGCAGTCATACCGCCCTTGGCGTAACCCATGTCGCTGATTTTTTTACGAGCAGCAGCATCTTTAGCGTCTTGTTTGGATTCTTCAATAGCGTCAAAATTAGCAGGCTTCTTAACGCCGCGAGACTCCCGCTTCATTTCCGCAGCAGCTTCACGATCAGCTTTACTTTGCTTGGGTTTATCAAGCACCATTTTAGTTGCGCCCACCATTCCCGCAGCGCCCGCAAGACCGCCAAGTGGAACAGCGGCTTCGGCTAATTGGCTTTGCCGCCGTACTTCATCTTCTTCATGCCGCCAGCTTTCATGGCAATCATGGTGCCTTTGGTTTTGCCTTTTTCAGCAATACCGTCTTTGCTAGGGGCGGCTGTTTTAACTTTGCCCATTGCCATGCCGCCTTTTTTCATTGCGCCTTTGCCGTCACCGATAAAAGCGGGTTTACCGTCTTTCATGGGCATGCCGCCACCGGCCATTTTGGTTGCGCCTTTTTTCTTAGCCATCATTGCCATAAAGCCAGCATTCATTTTGGAAGCCATAGTATCACCACCTTTTGAAAATTTGCGGCCCTTGTCCGCAGTTGTAAAATCTTTGCCCACAGACTGTGGGACTCCTACTTTCTTAGCAAACGATGGGTTGTTAGCCACCGCAGCCATGAAATTGTGTTGCTTCTTACTCGTGCTTGGCATTATGCCCGCCTACGCCCAACAACGCCACCGCGTAAGTACTGCTCAACGTCTTCATACGACGTTTCAAACGGATTCTTTTCGTAACCGCCCGGCATAAAATCACCGCCTTGTGGCATAAAACCACTGCCACCACCTTGGGGTGTAAAATCTGGGTTACGTGAAACATCTGGAACATCTGGTTGAGGGCCGACCTCAAAGCCACCGCCTACTAAAGCTCGTTCTAATGCTTCTAGCTGTAGGGGCGTAAAGTTGCTCTCTACAGGTAGCTGCCCTACAGTTACAGGAAACGTGTCTGAGCCGAATTGAAAGGCTTGGCTATCTTCTGCTTGCGGCCCCCTAAAACTTTGAGCATTTTGGTCAATAGTTCCAAAGTCAAGATCACGCAGATAGTTTTCAAAACGTTCTATGCCCCCCGGCCTATTTACTGACGCGCTCAAATCCGCCATTTGTCTGTCGTACTCTTCTTGACTTATGCCTTTTGGCCCGTTATCGTAAGCTCTGCGAGAAGCCTGTTCTACTGCATTTTGTGCTTCTGGTAAACTGCTGTGGATATTAAACTTGTCCACAAGGTAGTTAATAAGCTGATTACCGTAGTACGTTTGTGGGCTCACAACCTTGAGTATATCGTCCTGCTCTTTGTAGGAAGGTCTTGTATAAGCGTACTCACGCCCAAGTAAGCTAGCAAGTCCAAGTAAAGGCGCGGCCATAGTCAGTCACCCTTTTTTCTACGAATCAACTCAGAGAAGGGTTTACCCGCAATCATTTCAGCGATCCGCATCACTGTCCAGACTGCGCCAATAAGACCAAATACGGGGGTAAACATTTCCAAGAACGATCCTACGGTTGCAAACACCGAAACAACATCCAGCGTGTTTTTGACTGTGTCGGATTGTGTAGTCATATATACCGTCCCTTTGTCTTGCCTTTTATAGCGCAACCATCAGCCGCAGTTACATAGCCGCCATCCTTACAGTTCCACGCTCTCAAAGACTTATTGATCCGTGAATCCGGGTCGTTGGCTGTCTTTGCGCTGGTCAGCTTCGCTTTCATCCCCTTCATGCGGGCGCAGAAAGAGTCGCGGCGTGAGCCGCCCTCGGGTTGAGGACGTTTCAGTCCCGGTTTCCCGGGATTGGCCGCGTTGTAGGAAGCCCGTCCTTTGGCGTTCAAACCGCCCTTCTCGGACTTCCCCTCTTTGCGTTGCCATGCTGGGCTCTTAGCCATAGAACACCGTGCATGCAGATACGTTGGACAAATCTACATAAATGCCGTTGGAAAACAGAATTCCTTCGCCGGGCAATAAGACATAGATTGTGAACGAATCGCTTGTGCCAACGTCTAGTTCACACAAAATAGGGCCGCTTGAGCCGCCATTGCGTAAACGCACATAACCGTCTGTTCCGTTTCCTCGGTAGGAAATAGATTTAAAACGGTTCCGGCTAAGTCCGGCAATATTGCCACTAGCAGTTAAATGCTGCGACTGTACATCTGTCTGCATCATAATCAATCTCCTTTAAAAACGGGGCCGAAGCCCCTTGGGTTGATTAAGCGATACGGGAGAACACGTATGCAGTGGCGCTAGAGAACATGATGCGGAAGCAACCAATGCCGGTCACGCCGTTAGCAACGGTCAACAGACCTGCACCAGCACCAGAGCCAGCGGCAGCGGCGGCAGACAAAATGCCGTTAACTGCAACAGCAATGGTCACAGTTGATGCACCAGCGGTGTTGTCAACAAACAAGTCCATCGTAGTGCCAGCAGTAGCGCCCAAGGCCGCGCCCAACAAAGTGCCTGTAGGCAAAGTGATGGTTGTAGCTGCGGCTGAAGTAGATGTGATGTAGCCGGTTGCAACTTCTGCTGCGGTGGCTGTAGCCGTTGCGTTAATAGCGGCGGTTGTGGGGTGATTCTGATCTGTGAAAACCAGATTTGTAGCCGTTACAGTTGTAGCGGCCAAAGTAGTCACGCTAGTAGCTGTGCCGAACGTAGCGTCAACAGTAACAGCGCCAGTGGTTGGGCTGATGGTAATGGATTGAAAGCCATTCTGCGACCGTACTGGGCCATTGAACGTGGTATTTGCCATGATTTTTCCTTACATACAAGTTAGGCGCATCAATCGGTATGTCGTCAGCCGGGACTGTTTGATGCACCGGAAAGCGGTATTTTTAAGTGTGCAACACTTATTTTTCTTGTCACAATTTGTTGGCATCATACGCTCATGAAATACCGTGTCGTCCTTGTTGATACCCGTCAGCCAGAGGTGGTGCAGTTGTTGACTTTGCTTCAAAAAGCATGTCTTCCCTACGACAAAATTTACCCAATTACACAAGGATACTGGCATGTTGTTTACGCGCAAAATGGTGAAGCCGTTGGCTTTGGTGGTATTGTCCCCTCTACTCGTTGGTCTGACACTATGTACCTATGTCGCGCAGGCGTTGTGCCAACTCATCAAGGACAGGGACTCCAGAAGCGGCTTATCCGACAGCGTCTTAAAGTGGCCAAGAGACTAGGCATGAACTGGGTCATCACTGACACCAACCAAAACCCCGCTTCTGCTAACAGCTTGATAGCTGTAGGTTTCAAAATGTTCGAGCCATCTAAACCTTGGGGTTTAAAAACTGCGCTGTACTGGAAGTGCCGGATCAAGCATGCCGTATAAAGACAAAACTGTTAAGCAAACTAAACAAAAGACGTACGCAAACACGTACTATGAAAAAAATAAAGCAACTGTAATTGCCGCAAGTAAAGCCTCGGCCAAGGCGTATAAAGATCAGTGGCGTAGCTTTAAAGCTACACTAGCTTGCATAAAGTGCGGGCAAAACCACCCGGCCACGTTTGACTTCCACCACATAGACAGTGACACCAAAGAAGCCTCGGTCAACAAGCTGATAAAAAACCGTGCATTCAAGCGCGCTATGGAAGAAGTCAAAAAGTGCATTGTGCTTTGCGCCAACTGCCACCGCATACACCACCACGATGAACGGCTTGTTAAAAAAGCCAAAAAGAAGAAGGGGGCCGAAGCCCCCTAGTATCACTTGTTGTCAGCAGCTTCTGCGGCAGCGTCAGCCACAGCGCCATCCAACTCTTCTTCTGTGTCGTCTTCGTCGTCAAACTCGTCGTCATCAGGCACAGCTATGTAATCAACAGCCCAGCCGTAGTTTTCCTGAAATTGCACGAATTCTTGAAAAATCTGAATCATGTCAAAGTCGTTAGTCTCAATAGATATCTTGTTGTTGCCAAAGTAACCAAATTCCATTTCAAATTTCATGATATGCCCCTATGTTTGTGCAACCACAGCGGCTGCAATCTGACTGTAGTTTAACTTTATGACAACAAAAAGGCCACCCGAAGGTGGCCTCAAACTTACCCTTGTGGGGCTGTTTTATTAGGCTGAACCGGGTGAGCCAAAGACGCCCAATGGATCAGACCAGCCGAACGAATAACGCTCACGGGCCTTGTAACGAACGTTACCTGTGTCGAAGTCACCATCCATAGATGTGGACAACGCCATACGCTCGAAGTGCTTCAAGCCGTTAGGAACGTCAGTTGTCAAGAACCAGCCGGTTGTGTCGGTCAGGTAGTGGTTGATTGTGTAGCCTTCAGGAATCGAGCCATTGTTCTTCAACGCGTTGATGTCGTTGTCAGCGGTACCAACACGGAGGTTAGTCTCGAGCAAACGAGTAGCAACGAACTGAAGTGCTGGGGGCACGATCAATTTCTTAGGTTTAGCAGCGATCAACAGGCCACGCTCATCAGTCCAAGCAGCGATCTGAATCACAGCGTTTTCCAACGATGTTTCATTCAAGTCAGAGTTGGTTGAAGGACGGTTGCTGTTAGTGCCACCAGACACCAATGGGTGCGCTGTAGAGAACAGAGCAACACCATCACCACCGGGGTAGGCTGCGCTGAAACCGTTGTTCAAAACGGATGCAGCTTTAACGTACAAGTTATCTTCAACCGCTTCTTCAGTGATTGAGAAACCCAAGGCGATGGTTTCGTGGTTATAGCGAGCCGTGAACGCTTCTTGCGCATTGTCATAAGCAATGGCTGAACCCTCGTTCTTGACTGGAGCAGCAGAGAAACCAGACAGTTTGGTCTCTTCTTCAAAGCTACGCTCAGATTTCTCTGTTTCGTAGATTTCTTTGTGCTCTTCGCCATAGGTGGCGTACTGCAAGCCGAACAAAGCGTTCAAGCCGGGGAGCAGTTCTTTAAGTAGTTGTGCGCGTGAAATAGCCATGATTTAGCTCCTTAAGCAGCGTAGTAGTTGTGAACACCAAAGTTCAACTTAACCAGAACTTCTGGAGATTGAACCAAAGCGATCGTTGCACCAGCAGTAGGTGTAGTGGTCACGGCTGCACTGATTGTCAGTGTAGTGTTACCAGTTGTGGTCACAGTCGCGGCAGTAGCCACGTTTGCGCCAACGCCCAATTGCTGAAGTTGACCGCCAACCAATTGGAAAATATCAGTTCCGACAGGAATGACTTGACCAACTGTGAGACCGGACACAACGAACGATGTTGTTGTAGTGCTTACGAAAACCGCAGAAGTGCTGATCTGTGTATCAGGAACCAAGTTCAAGATACGGAACGCACCGCCAGAGCCAACAGCAGTTGTTGTATTTGCAGCAACCAAACCGGCACCAGAGTTGCCAGAAACAGTGCTACCAACAGGCGTGTTCAACACTGCATTCAAACCAACCATTGCTGATGGGAATGAAGAGATTGTGGCAGTGGAAGCAGCAGTAACCGCAGCCATTTTGAACACTTGGTCAGGATCATCAGCAACGATCGCAGTAATGTCACCAGCGGTAACAGAACCGGGATAGTACTGAGCAAACTGACGGTTCTTGGTGGTTGGGTTTGTGTAGTAACAGCCCAAGAAAACACCAACAGTACCCTTGCTCACCAAGCTAGTGCTTGTTGAAGAAGGGATGACAAAACCGGCTGTAGAGCCAGTAGTGCCCAATGTAACTAAGTCACCGTAATAAATCGCGGTACCGTAGTTATATGCAATAGGTAGATTGCGGGTAGAACCAGCAAACACCTGACCACCGATCAGATTGACCGGCTTGACGCCGTAGGGGGCGTCGATGATGGGATAAGCCATGAAGGACTCCTAAAATTATTTAGAACCAGAACCAAATCCTTGTCCGCGACTTGATGATGACTTGCGGTCAGCAAACAAGGGCATCCGAGGGTCGTTATTTCGCATGAAATGATTGTCAACTGAATCCATCTGGTTTTGAGATTGGTTGGCATAGTACTCAGCGCGGGCTTGGACGCGTTCCTTGGGAGCCTTGCAAAGCATCAGCCCACCAATTTCCACATTGCCGTTTGCATTGTTGCCAAACAAAGCCAGTTCCGGATGATCCACTGCTTTCACCGGCTCATAACCATCGCGCATCTGTAAGGACACGTTGTTGGCTAATGGCTGACCTAGCACATGAGTCGCTACCCAGCGAAACGTGTAATCTGGATCAGGTGTCGGATCGGGCAGGTTGCTCGGTGGTACGTATACCGTACGAGCAGATTTATCGCGCGACTTACTGTCACGATTTGAGCGGTCATTAGTTTCAGCCATCTTAGTTCTCCAACTTTGCTACTTGTGCAGCATACTGCTGCGGGGTTAAACCAAATTTTCTAGCTAACGCCACTTGCGTTTGAGTCAGCTTAATTTTTCCTGCACTCGTAGAACGAGATACAGAGGCAACCACTGTCGTAGGTCGTTTTTGAACCTCACCAGACCTTGGCTTGTCATTTGTCTGCCCGAATAAATCAGGAAACGTTGACCTCATGCGACCATCAATTTGATCGAAATATTCAGCAGAGCGGGGATCCACTCCGTTTGTGACTAGCTTTTGGTGCAGCCCTAGTGCGTAGCTGGTGTATTCTTCAAACCCTTGCTGTCCGAACCACTGGTTTTTTGCCTGCCAGCGCAGAGTTTTTTCGTCCGGTTCAGCCCTTGAAGGTTGGGCTTGTTGCGTTTGTAC